GAACAATCGTATCATTTTTGGACTAAAGGGTATCAATGGTATAGGCGATGATATTGTACAAGCTATCATTCAGAATAGACCATTTAATTCTATGGAAGATTTTGCTCATAAAATGCTTGATACAAAACTTATTACTAAGTCAAAAATGGTTCAGTTAATTAAAGCTGGTTGTTTTACAGAATTGCACTCATCAGATAGAAAAGAAACTATGCGTTGGTATTTAAAAAACTATGCTTTTACTCCAAGTGACAAAATTACAATGCAACAGTTCGCAAAAATGACAGAGTTGGGTATTATTCCTGAATCATTAGATTTAGCAAAACGTATGGTCAATTTCAAAAAATATGTTTTAGATGATGAAGGATTGTATGAAAAACATATAGATGAAGGAAAGAAAGTACCCAAAAGAGGATATCATGATGGTTATTATATTCTCGACAACAATTCTCAGCCTTTCTTCAAGGAACATTTCACAGAAGACTCAGTAGTTAAAATAAAAGGAGAATATTATATTGTATCAGAAAAATTATTTACTAAAGAGGTTGATAGATACATTCAGCCATTAAAGGATTGGTTTGACAATTCTGATACATTAAATCTCTATAATGAAGCTTTATTCAAAACTGTTTGGAATCAATACGCTGATGGCACGTTACCTTCTTGGTCTATGCAAGCATTGAGTTTCTATGATGGTGAGCATGAATTGGAGAATATTAATGAAGAACTATATGGCATAGTTAATTTCTTCGATTTACCAGAAGAACCAGAACCTTACGATTATTACACTCGTTATATTGATGGTTCACCAAAGAAAATGCCTAAATTTAAGATTTCAAGAATAGCAGGAACAGTTATCAATGCTGATAACTTGCATTGTATGGTTACACTTCTTACAAAATATGGTGCAGTACATGTGAAGTTTAATAAAGGTCACTATGCATTTTATAATAAGCAAATTTCAGCAAAGCTTGATCCAAATAGTGATAAGAAGACTGTACTTGAAAGAAGTTGGCTAAGTAGAGGTTCAAAGATTGTTGTGGCAGGAATCAGAAGAGATGATAGTTTCAGACCAATGATTTACAAAGACACAATTTACCAACATACAGTAAATAAAGTTCAAGAGATACATTTAGATGGTACATTGCTACTTCAATCTGAAAGAACAAAAGTTGATTAAAAGGAAAGTGAGGACTAATGGCATCAGAAAATAGAATAAAAATTATATGTAGTGTAGAGACAATACGATTTTATAAAAATGAATTTGGAATTGCTGTTGTCTCAGTAGATAAGGTCAAAGAGGGTAAACCTAAGACCGATAAATTCAATCAAATCATAATCAAAGGTACAATGCCACAGTTGGTTGAAGGTAATCCATATGTATTAGTGGCAGATTATGTAGAAGATCCCAAATGGGGAGGACAATATAATATCATATCAATCTATAGTGCCATTACCTTTAATGAGAATGACAAAGTTGGACAGAAGAAATTCTTGTCCACTTTGTTCACTCCACTTCAGATTGAAAATATGTATGACGCATTGGATGATCCGTTTGATTCTTTGAAGAATAACAAAGCAGAAGACTTGGTAAAGGTCAGAGGTTGTGGATTAGACACGGTTGCAAGATGGATTGAAAGATTTAATCGAAATATTCATTTAGCAAAAATCTTCTCTGAATTGGAACAATATAATCTGACAAACAATATGGTGAATAGATTGATGGAACGATATAACTCACCTGATTTAGTTATTGAAAAGGTTAAAAATAATCCATATATCTTATGTAACGAAGTAAAAGGAATCGGTTGGAAAACAGCAGATAAAATAGCTCTTGATAGTGGAATGGAAGAATTTTGTTCTCAGCGTATTAGTGCTTTTATTTACAAATATCTTGAAGATTCTGGTCAGAATGGTTGTTCGTGGATTACACCTGATGAGTTAATGGGTGCAATTATTGATGAACTTGGCGAAGATGTTCCTGACATGAATATTACGGAAGCTATTCATGATATGGGTGATGAACTGTGGTGGAATGAAGATAAGACACAGATTGGTCTTAGAAAATTCTACAATATTGAAGATAAAATTGCCAAAGAATTAATTCGATTAAGAGATGCAAAATCAGAGATTACATATGGCAATTGGGAAGATACAATCAAGCATGTAGAACATAAGAATGGTTGGCAATTTACAGAAGAACAGCGAATGGGTGTAAAAGAAGCACTTGAAAACAATGTAGTTGTTATTCATGGTGAAGCTGGAACAGGTAAGAGTTCATCCGTGTCTGCTTTCCTTGAAGCGTTGAAAGATTATGTATATGTACAGTGTGCTTTATCTGGTCGTGCAAGTTCTCGAATGGCTGAAATCACAGGAGAAGAAGGATATACAATTCATAGATTGCTTAAATACCCTTGTACTGATGATGGAGGCAAGAATGGTTTTACATATCATGATGAAAATCCATTGGATGTTGACATTGTAATCGTAGATGAGATTTCAATGGTTGATGCTTATCTTTTCTATTATCTTTTAAGAGCAATTCCTTCAGGTGCAAAGCTTATCTGTCTTGGAGATATGGGACAGTTAGAGTCAATTGGATGTGGCAACATTGCGTTTGATATGATCAATTCTCCTGAGATTCCTACTGTATATCTTAGTCAAGTACATAGACAAGCAGCAGCATCAGCTATTGTCACAGAAGCAAGACGTATTCGTAAAGGAATACAGATTGTAGAAAAAGACTGGGTTGGTACAGAGACAAGGGGAGAATTACAGGATTTATCATTAGATTGTTATTCAGATAAGAGTAATACTTTCTATAAAATAATGCAGAGATTTTCAGAAGCAATGAATACAGAGAACTTCAATGTTATGGAAACTCAGATACTTGTCCCTGTTAAGAAACAAGGTGATGCTTGCACTTATAACATCAATAATACGATTCAGGATTTATATAATCCAGAAGACGACAATAAAGAACAGATTGAGGTTGTATCACAGGGTAAAGTAACAATTCTTCGAGAAGGAGATAAAGTTATCAATACACAGAATACATACAAAACCAATCCACCTATATTTAATGGTAATCTTGGTATTATTAAAAAGGTATTCCCAGAAGATAAAGCAGTGCTTATTTCATTTATGGGAATTGGAGAAGTATATGTAGAAGGAACACAAGTTAATAGTATTGAACTCGGTTATGCAATTACAGTTCACAAGTCTCAAGGTTCTCAGTTCGATCATGTTATTTTCGGTATTGATTTTTCATCATATTCCCTTTTAACAAGAGAATTATTATATACAGGAATTACAAGAGCAAAGAAGAAATGCGATTTGGTTGCTCAAACTGGTGCTTTGAGAATGGCTATCAGCAAAGAAGGTGTAAGTAAGAAACAGACTCACTTACAGCAGTGTTTGTATGACACAGCGCATCCAAAGTTAGTATTTTAAGAGAATAATACAGTAGAAGAGTAATTTGGATTTCTGGAATGCCCATAAATAGGGCGTTTCAGAGACTCAAAAAGCCAAGGAAAGACGGATTTCTTTTGAAATTAAATACAATATATAGTGTCGATATGGATGATATAACACTATATATTGTATATAGGAATGAGGTGAGTACAATAAATGATACATGAACTAAAATCTAAAAAAGATTATCCACCTACGAGTACACAATTATTATTATACACCAAAAATCATGGAGTGCTAGTTGGATTTTATGATCCAAGTACAATTGAACTATGTGGTGGGTGTGGGTTCTTTAAAAGATTTAAGGATAAAGAATTTGGAATACATTCTATACCACATGACTTTTATGCATGTACAACAAACGGATTAACTGATGTTTATTCTTGGTCAGAGATTCCAGAAACTAAAATATCAAATGACGAATTTAGAAAGTGGCGCAGAGAAGAAGAAATCTCTTATGGATTGGTCGCATTTTATGTTGGATGTAACAAAACAACAATTAGTCGTTGGGAGAAGGGACAAATAAATATTTCACTTGAGTTATATGAAAGAATAATGAAATTTTACAAGGAGAATAAAGACTATGATTCAGATGAACGAAGTAATTAGAGATTTAAAAGCAGGAATTAGTGAAAGAGACGTTCTTGATGAGGAAAGAACATATGTTAGTTGCGAGTGTGAGGATAACGATGAAAACTCGTTTGTGATTAAATATCACAACTATGAGACAAAAGAAGAGGACAAGTATCGAATTATTGTAGAAAAATTATAATAGGAGGATTTATGAGTTCAAGAGATAATTCATATGCAAATACAGACAAAAAGACATTGTTCTTATCTGATGATGTAGACAACGAATCTATTGGTAAATTAACATGGAGCATTTTACAACAGATTCAAGAAGATGATGAGAAAGATGAGAAAGAGAAAGATTATAAGCGTGAGCCAATTAAACTATATATCAACTCGTATGGTGGATCTGCTTATGAGATGTGGGGATTAATTGATATTATTCTCAATAGCAAAACTCCAATCTATACATATTGTACAGGATCTGCAATGAGTGCAGCTTTTAAGATTTTCTTAGCAGGGCATAAAAGATTTTGCTATAAACATTCAACATTTATGTATCATCAGATAAGTTTTTGGAGAAGTGGTAAATATCAGGATTTGGTAGAAGACAGAGAAGAAATGGACTGGCTGAATAAAAAGATTGAAGAATATGTAATCGACAGAACCAATCTCACAAAAGATGATATTAAGGAGATTCGTGAAAAGAAGAAAGATTTCTATATTCATTCTGATAAAGCAGTCAAGTACGGAATTGTCGATGAAGTTTTATAAAGAACAGAGAATAATACAGTAGCAAGAATAAACTGATTTCTCATAGGAGGTGAATTATGAGCAAATCAAAGGAAGAATTATATGAGTATTTTTCATATATGCAACAAGAGGATAACAAATCACTTTTGGGTGGTATGGCTTGGGATGATATTGCTTGGAATATTAAATATGCAGAAGACAATGGAATATCAAGAACACAACTAGGTTTTGATTTCCCTAAATTACTTGGACATCTGATTATTGATGATGAAACATATGAAAAGAAAAAGAAAGAATACGCTGAAAGTATTGAAACTTATAACCATAATGCAGACTTGTTAAGAGCTAATAAATGGAAATATAAGCTAGTCGATGATTCAGAAGAAAGCAGACGACATTTGGCTGATACATATATTCAGTACGCAGAAAATTGTAAAGAATTACTAAAAGACCTAGATGTGTATCACAAAGAATATTTGGATTATATAAAAAGCAATAAACAATAAACGACAGTTTCTTTGGAAGATTGGAGGTAATAAATGAGAGTAGCATTAACAGGTCATAGACCTCAGAGATTAGGATTACCAGACGATGAATTAGATCTTAAATGGGCAAAAATAGGTCATTGGATATTTAATCAGATTTTAGATGTTTCTGATGTGTATTGTGGAATGGCTAATGGTTCAGATATTTTAATTGGTCTAAATACTTGTGTGATAAAAGAAAGTTATAGAAGTATTTCTAAAGAATTTGAAAAGAACAGAGATTTAAAATTACACTGTATTTTACCTTGCAAAGATTATAATTCATCAAATAAATATTACAGCAAGCTCAAAAACGAAGCTGATGAATGGATTGAATTAGCTGATAAATTCTATAAAGGTTGTGACAATGTGAGAGATCAATATATGGTTGATCATTGTGATGTACTTCTTGCAATTTGGGATGGCAATAAATCTGGTGGTGTTTGGTCAACAATTCGTAAAGCACAGAAAGCAGGTAAGAAGATTATTTACTGTCCAAAAGAGATTTTAGAAGGAGAATAATATAGTAGCAAGAATCCATTATTTCATGTGAAAGGAAGAGATAGATATATGGGAATAAGATATATGTGTAAAGAAAGAGAAGATAATTTAATTGACATCAATGTATATGGTCATGGATGTATGGAAGGACTATATAACTGTGAAGGTAGATTCAATACAAAACATGTTTTTAGTGATGGATTCAACCCTGATAGTGGTTGGTATCGTATAGCTGATTATAGAGTAAATGACTTGAAAGTTTTTAGGAAGAAAGGAATTAATATTACATACGATGATAGTTGTAAATACGTTAAAGAATTAGTAGAAAATAATAAATAAAAATTCACAGGAATCTAAACTTTCTTTAGAATTTTTTGAGGTGAAAAATGCTAAAAAATATTGAAGACATCATTATTTCAAGAGCAAGAGATAGTGAAAAATTAAAACTTTTAAAGCAATATGAAGATGATATCAAAACAGCAAAAGACATCATCAATGGTAAACTTACATATTGTGAGGAGTGCAAGGACTATTATCTTACAAAATCTTTCTTTTCTGAAAAAGAAACTGTTCCTACAAAAATTTGTGTGTATGAAGATCCGATTAATTCAGGTGGCAACGATTACGTAGATGGATATGCTGATATTTCATATAGTGTTTGTCCTAAAGGTCATAAACATGTAGTTGATAGAAGGGAGTATACATAAATGAATGAATTAGAAAAAGAGAATTTACGACTAAAACTCACATTGATTTCAATGATAAAGCAATTTTATAATTATGAAATTACACATGAAAAAGCAAATAAGTACAGTGTGAAATATAGCGAAAATGATGAATTAGGAGAATTTGTTCAATGTTATTTTCACATGTTTGAATCGTCTGGCGAATATGCATGGAAAAGTCTTGGATTGACAAATATAATTGTGAGTGAGTCGGAATTAGATGAATTAGAAAATAAATTAAAAGAGAGGTTATTGATTCTGTTAACACAAGAAAAAGAGAATAAATAATCGGGAGGTGATTGATATCGAGTGGTATGTTTATTATCATGACTCAAATGCACAGAAGATTATTAGATGGAACATATTCAATCATGGAAGTTTCACAGAAAAAGTGAAAAAATTATTAAAAGATAATTTGTCAAGAGATGAATTTGAAGATGGTTTAAAAAAATATCTTATGTATTATATGTGGTCTAAGTGTGAATATGAAATAATTTTATCACCTTGGACTGGACGAGCAGATGATATTAAAATTGATGTTTATGACCAAATAATGATGAACTGGAACAGTTTTGTTGATTATGTTTGGTCGTTAAAAGAAATAAAAAAAGGAGCAGAATAAAATGAGTAAATCTATTAGTAAAGAAATGTTGTACGAAGAGTTTTTTGATGAGGTTTATGAATCAACAGAATACTCAGAAGACGGTGAAAGTTTCAAATATTCTAGTTTTATTGATGGATTATGTAGTATGACACACAGACTACTCGATAAATTAGGCGAAAATGAAGATAAAAATTCAAAGTAAATTGGACTTTCATTGGGATTTAAAAAATAGGAGGATTAAGATTTGAAATTTGAAAATACAGAGGTATGGGGATTTGAGCACAGTCTCCGTGGGATGAGAAATCCGAAGAATTCTTGGCATAAGAATGATAGTCATTATGGATGTGATAATGATATAGTTTGCGAAAAATGTAATACAAACGATGAGGGCTGCATCAATTATAAAAATAATTACATTATTGGAGCAAACGATATGAAACTCGCACAGACTCTTATTAAAGCAGGGAATGAGCATAGAAAATTTATGCGACAGATTTTTGTATCGGTTGATATTACAGCACCTCTTTATTGGTGGAAAGAATTTGATACTTATAAAGTAGGAACGGTTGCGAACTCAACGAGTACAATGCACAAGCTTGCTACAACACCAATTACATTAGATTGTTTTGAGATTGATGATTATGACAGGAATTTATCTCTTGCTGATAATCCAAAGGATGATGACGGATTGGATAATATTTCAACATTTGAAGAGGATATTATTTATGTATTAGAAAATATTCGTCAGAAGTATCTTGAGACGAAAGATAAGAGATACTGGAAAGAGCTTGTGCGTTGGCTTCCTGAGAGCTGGTTACAGAAGCGAACAATTACAATGAATTATGAAAATATTCGTAATATGTACTTTCAGCGTAAAAATCATAAGCTTACAGAGTGGTCAGAATCATTTATCAAATGGGTAGAATCACTTCCATACGCAGAAGAGCTGATTATGTATGATGGGAAGTCTGAAAACCCTTGATTTATAAGGGTTTTAGAGGACAAAAAATCGAAAGAAATGTTCATTTCATAGGATGGTTAATTACATGAATAATAATAAAGTTATTGGATTAATATTTAGAGCGTTTTCACAAATCTTATACAATCAAGAAAAAATCATGAGACATTATGGTGAAGAAAATTTTTATTTGTTAGAAGACACAAATGAACTTTCCGTAAAATATGGAGAGTTGGCGAAAGAATATTTTAACAAAAAAGGAGATGATTAATATTAGAAATCCAGAAAGAATTGATGTGTTTACATCGGAATTAAATAGAATATGGAAGACATATTATTTAGATTGGCGTTTTGGTCAATTTATGTCAAATTTTCTCGGCTTCGTTCAGAGCAAAAAGAATAGAGATATTTTCTTTCCAGAAGAATCGGAAATGCTTACATACTTAAAAGAATATTGTGGAGAGGAAAGGTAGAATGGAAGAAGTAATTAAAATTTTCAAACAAATTCAAAATACAAGTAGCACAAATGAAAAGAAAGCCATTATTGCAGCGAATAAAGATAATGAGCTATTTAAAAGATGTTTAGTATTTTTACTTGATTCAAATATTGTAACCGGCATCAGTGATAAAAAATTAAATAAATTCGTTGGTATGTCTGGAACAGAACTGAACTCTTTTGAAGAAGTGATGAAATACTTATCAGATTTTAATTCGGGTAGTGATATGAATATTGGAACTGTGCAAGGATTCATCGGAAATCAACCAGAAGAATACCAAGATTTTTACAAACAGATGGTTACGAAAAAGTTTCGTCTTGGCTGTGATAAGAAGGTAGTAAATAGTGTTATTTCAGGTTTGATCCCAACGTTTGATGTAATGCTTGGCACACCAATTGAAAAGTGTAAATTAAATCCAAATGAGCCAATTTCTATAAGTAGAAAACTTAATGGAACTCGTACAGCATTTGTTGGGAACAGATGTATGACACGACAAGGTAAAGAATATAATGGGTTAGACCATATTATTAGTGATCTGAAAAATATGGGATATGAAAATATGTTTGTTGATGGAGAACTTATCTATAAAAACAAAGAAGGCTTGTCTGATTCAGAAGCTTTCCAAAAGGGTACTGGTATTGCAATGAGTAAAGATAGTGACAAATCGCAACTTAAACTTGTCGTATTTGATATTTTCCCTTTGTCTGAATTTTGGACAGGCAAATCAAATTTATCATACTTTGATAGAAAGCGTATATACCTAAAGCAGTTTGAAAACAATCTTAAATATAATCCAACAGAAAATCTTGAAATTGTGCCAATCGTATATGAAGGAACGGATCATTCTGAAATTTGGAAATGGTTAGACTATGCAGAGGCGCATGACTGGGAAGGTTGTATGATAAATCTTGACACTCCGTATGAATGCAAACGTGTAAAAACGTTAATTAAGGTAAAGAAGTTCTTTGATATT